GCCAGTTTTTGTAAAACTTAAAGTGTCTTGTTGTACATTGTCTATATAATATTTGTTACCACTTGCAGTGTTTACAACTTTAACAGAAAAAGTTTGTTGAATATTATCTGCAGGACCTACGCCTGTATAACTAATAATTTCTGTTCCTACTAATGCACCATAAGTTGGAGTGCCACTTGGATTTGCAATTGTAGGTTCAAAGGGTGATGTTGTAACTCCATTAAATCCAGTTACACTTGTTAAAATAACATTTGTTGTAGTTGCATCAATAGCTCCATTTAATGTTGTTGTATAACTAGTATACAAACCAGGATAAACTGCATAACCCGCAGCTTGACAAATAGTTGCTCCAGTAATTCCGTCAATGTTTGCAATATTACTAAATTGTGGATCAGTAGAAGCAGCAGAACTAGTTGTAGGAGCTCCTCTAAATCTTACTTGATCTCCATAATTTCTTTGATGATTAGGAGAGTTTACATTTATAATTGGTGAGCCTGCAGCAAAAGTTCTTAAAGGATTAAAATCTAAAAATCTTAATGCATCAGGTGGTGGTTGTTGTGGCCTTGTTTTAGGTAAAGCTGTTGCGTCCGCTTGACTTGGTTTAGGATCTAATTGTGGTTGTTTAGATTCAAATTCAGAATAATGTACAAATAAACCATTCCATTGTGTTACCATTTCATTCCATGGGAATGCTTGGCCACTAATGTCAGATATTGCTAGTGCGTATTTTCCTTGTGCATATCTTGCCATAATTAAACGCTAGGATAGTAGGTCTTAGGTGTAACAAACGTACTGTTGCTGGACCCATCCGCTGCCTCCGCTCTTAATAGTTCATCTTCATATAGAAGTTTTAAATTTTGTGTTCTGTCTGGTGCATATTTTAAACTTAAATAATAAGCTAAACCTGCACACATGCAAGGAATGTAATAGTAAGGAACATCTGTTGCATTAGTATAATCTCCTGCATCATCAATTCTTTTCATATAATAAAATTGTACTCTGTCACCAGCCTGACTCGAGCCTGGTGTTGTGTATAAAGTAATAGTAACTTTATCTATAAATCTTTGAACCCAATACTGTGATGGTTGTCCTTGTGCTAATTTATTTGATAAAGAAGAATATGTTGATCTAGAAATTTTTGTTAATGGACTATCTGATTGACTTGTTGTACCTGCACTGCTTCTGTAAGAAGCTTCAAAAACATCATCTACACTATACAAAGCTGCACCAGCACTATCTAATAGTGTTGATGTGCCATCACCACTAGACCTATAACCAATGTATTCATTAGTTCCAGCAACAAGAGTCAAGTATCCATCTCCTATTTCCCATAGGTGCACTCCTCTATTTGCCCATTCTTGAAAAAGAATGTTTAAAGATCTTCTTGCAGTTTTTAACTGATATCCTGAAACGCCTCGTATACCAATACGCTCGTAAGCTTCTTCTACAATATCATCTATTGCAAAAGTTTTTCCAAACGTCGTCGTTCCAGAAGTAGTGTTAGCCATGAGACTACGCTCCTGTAATAGTTACAGTAACGCTTCCACTTGATCCAGTTAAATGAAATACTATTCCTTCTTTAAAAAGAATTCCTGAACCAGGAACATATACTTCTAAGCCTTCAGTTCCATAATGATATGTAGCTACTAAATTACCTGAAGCTGCAGCACCTGCAGTAGCGCAATCGTGAAACTTAAGAACAGAACTTGCTATTCCTTTTCCTTGAATAGAAGTAATTCTAGCTCTACCAGCTCTTGATAAAGTATTAGAACCAATAGTACTCATGTGTAAGGTTGTTTGGTCACTTGAAAATGATCCTCCGCCTGCCATAATTTTTCTCCTTATTAAAGGTGCTCCCGAAGGAGCACCAAATTATTTATTATACGCTGTGATCGTTAGCTTGAGTGTAAGTAATTGTTACTCTTGCTCTTCCAGCAGAACTGTCACCATTAGCGTCAATGTATTTCATTGCGACTCTAACATCAGATGTTCCAACGTTTCTCCAGTTTGTACAAAGACCAGTTGTCCCTAATGCTACAGGACCTATTGCTGAAACGTCTGCGCCGTCAACATATAAGTCTGAGTTACCTACGATACCAACATCTAAAGTGTCAGCACCACCACCATTAAATGCTACTTCAACGTTAACGTCGATAGCTATAATGTGTGATTTTGCAGGTATAACAATGTTAGTTGATAAATCAGTTACGTTTGTGTACACGATCTTTGCAGATTGAGACATTACAACGTGACCCGTATTTTTTACGTTTGTTCCAACTGTTGTACCAGTTGTGTGTGAAATCGGTCCAGCTTTAATTGGTCCCGAAAATGTAGTGTTTGCCATAATTATATTCTCCTAGTTTGTGAACATAGTCTCTAGGCCGTCGACTATACGCGTCTATGTTCTATTGTTAATTGTATAGTAATTAATTTATATACTAGATTTTAGTAGAGTGCAAGAGAGCCTGTAATGTGGAGTGGATTTTTTCCAACGATGTAGCTTTTTATTAAGTAGCTACAGAAACTTGGGGTGCAGAGTCTTCCACCTTATTTAGCATATGCTCTTTTTTAGCTTCTGCTAATTTTATATGGCTAATTACTTCTCTGACTTTTCGGTCAATTCTAACCATATTGAGAGTATATCTACCCTCATTAAGATGCTCCTGCTCCCATTCTAGATCCAGAACTTTTTTCTTCGTATATAGTTCTGTTAGATGTTGTTGCATCATTTATAACCTCCTCATAGGTTATTCTTTTTACCTTGGGATCGTTCATTTCTCCAAGATACTCCCATTTTATATCATTTTGTCCAAGTTTGTCAATGATAGCATTTTCAACTGCTTCTAGGGAATCTTCTGATTCTATAATAAAATCTGCGTGATGTTTGTAAGCGTAAATCTGGACTCGTAGTTTTTTCATATTCTCACCTCTTATAAAGTAAAAAGGGGCCGTTTTGAGGCGGCCCCTAATTTTATTTGATATTATGCACCCTCGCAACCAAAGATACCTCTAGGGTCTGATACTCCAAACGAGTATCTTTCTCTAGCTTTGTATCTAACGTTACCAGTTGAAAAATCACCTTCCATTTTAGTTTGGATAGGTAGTCTTTCAAAGTACTTCATACCATTCGGCACGTCTGTAATGATATACCAAGAATCAGTATCTGTAAGATAGTGATTTACTCTGTAACCTTCAGGAATCATTCCCATAGATCTTAAAGCATTTATATCATTGTCTGCAGTTCCAACTCTACCTTGAGACTTCATAAGTCTTTCAGCATTGAATTGGTTTTCAGAAGGAACAATCATTTTCATTCCTCTAGCTGCAATTTTAAGACCTCTCTCATCAGTCATACCAGCAATGTCGATCATTGCTTGTTCTAACGATGTTTCGTTAAGGTCTGCTTGTACCGTTAATGTGTTTTGGAAAGAACCAGCGATCGTTGGGTGAGCTGTGTTGAACAAAGAAACACCATCACCTGAATCAAAGTTATCCGTAGTTGGTAAACCTTGGTTTAGTGGGTTTGCTGCTTTGATCTGTTTAGCGTTAGCCATAGATCTCGCTAGTGCTTTTGTATATCTAGACGAAAGTCTATCATACAGGTTGTCTTCCATTGCTTCTTCAGTTAAAGCGAATGCAAGAGCCACTGTTTCGTTAGTGTATCTTGCAGTAAATGTTTCCTGTGCATTGTCGTATGCAACTGCTGAACCTTCAGGTTTCACATATGCATTCGCAAATCCAGATAACATTACTTCTTCTTCAAAAGCTCTGTCAGATGTTTCTGTAACATAAATTTCTTTATGCTCAGAATCATATCTTTTATACTCAAGGCCGAACAAGGCATTTAAACCTGGCTCAAGCTCTTTTACGAGTTGTTGTCGTGATATTGCCATAATTTATTCTCCTTATGCTGCCCCGGCAGTTCCAGATCCTAATAAATGCTCGTTTACCATCACACGCCAATTGACGTTTGCTGATCCGATTTCATTGTTTTCAGGGTCTCTTGAAACTCCGATTATTTTGAATTGCCCAGTTGTACCTAGAGTAGCATCCCCTAGTTCCATTGAGCTTACTCCGTTCAAAGTTGAACCACTTACACCAGCTAAATCCGCACATTTAAAGATGTCTGTTTGAGCAGAAGCACCTGTGTTGTCTGATTGGATTTCGTACATTTGTGATGGACTGTCATACACAAATGCTTCAACTGCACCAGCGTTAGGTGGAGTGATTGATCCTGGGTAGTAGTTTTTGAACGTAGGTTTTAATGTAGTTGGATCGTTATAGAATGTTCCCCAGAACGCTCCTAAGTTTAATACTAAACCAGCTGTTTGCAAGTCTACGTATCCTGTACCTGTAGCAGGCGAACCTACTAAAGCACCTTGGAATATTACACTCGCATCACCCGGACTGATAT